AGAACAGACAAACAGATTAGTGTTGGCTGGCACTGGACGTATGGCTGGTTAAGGCGTCCTGAATGCGATGAACCGTTTGGCTATGCATATGAAGAGCCAGATGGTGATCTTGTGTTTATTGGCGATGTGACGGCCAAGAAGCGTGTGATGCTGCAATGCTGCGAAGACCAATTTGGTGAACGCTACATCTGCCTGCATAAGGATTGATGTTAGATGACGTTCTACGTGGACACCGAAGAAGGCAGATTAAACGGGCCTGAAACGTTAAAGAATATTGAACGCGCAGACTGCGAAGACAGCCTGTATTATTTCCTGAAGCAGCACTGGCAATATCTATCAGCCGCGCCATTCACGCCGGGATGGCCTATCGAAGCCATTGCAGAGCATCTGCAGGCGGTTGTAGACGGCGACATCAAGCGCTTGATCATCAACATTCCACCGCGCTGCGCTAAGTCTTCGCTCTGCTCTGTGGCCTTCCCTGCGTGGACATGGGCGCAACCGTATGACAGCCCGACATCAGGCCCCGGCGTTCAATTCCTGTTTGCATCGTATGGCCGCGATCTAGCGCTGCGTGATTCGACAGCGTGCCGCCGCGTGATCGATAGCCCGCTCTATCAAAGCATGTGGGGTGATCGTTATCAGCTGACGGGCGACCAGAACACGAAGACCCGCTTCGACACGACACGCAACGGATCGCGCCTTGCAACGTCAGTGGGTTCTGCGCTGACGGGTGAAGGTGGCAACATCATCGTGGTCGATGACCCGAACAATGCGCAGGAAGCGAATTCGGAAGCAAAGATCCAAGAGACGATTGAATGGTGGGATAATGCACTTAGCACCCGTCTGAACGATCCAAAGCATGGCGCGTTTGTGATTATTCAACAGCGCCTGTCAGAGCAGGATATGACGGGATACATCTTAGAAAAGGATGTCGGTGACTGGACGCATTTGTGTTTGCCTATGCGCTATGAATGGGCGCGCCATAGCTACACCAGTATCGGCTGGAATGACCCAAGAGGGCTAGATGCAGAAGGTGATCCGCTTGTTGTCGTTGCAGAGGACGGTGCGCGCCACGCGCGTGATTTTGAAGCGGCACTGGAGTTGGAGAAGCGTGAAGGTGCGCTTCTTTGGCCCGAACGCTTTGGAGAACGTGAAGTCGCGCTACTTGAACGGCAGATGGGGCCATGGACGGCTGCAGGGCAGCTACAGCAAAGGCCGGAACCCAAAGGCGGGGGTATCCTAAAGCGCGAATGGTGGCAGCTGTGGGAACACGACATGCTACCGGGTGCCGATTACGTTGTGGCTGCATTGGATACGGCATACACGACAAAGCAGGAGAACGACATGTCGGCCATGACGGTATGGGGCGTGTTCTCTGGCGGCGATGGCACGGCGCAGGTCACGCGCCAGATGGGACGTGATGGCAGCACATCGCTTGTAGAGTTAAGCCGCACTTACACTGAAGAGCATCCAAAGATTATTTTGTTGCATGCATGGCAGGACAGGCTTGAATTGCATGACCTTGTGAAGCGCGTGCAGCAAACAATGAAAGACTGCAAGGTCGATAAGCTTCTGATTGAAAACAAAGCAGCTGGTCACAGCGTTGCGCAGGAGTTGCGGCGCTTGTTTAATATCGAAGACTTCGCTGTGCAGCTTGTCGATCCAAAGGGGCAGGACAAGGTAGCCCGTCTTTATTCGGTGCAGCATCTGTTTGCTGAAGGTTTGATCTACGCGCCAGACCGTGGGTGGGCTGAAGAGGTCATCACGCAATGCGCAGCCTTTCCAAAAGCAAAGCACGACGATCTGGTCGATACGGTAAGCATGGGTTTACGCTTCTTGCGTGAAACAGGCATGCTGGTGCGTGGCGCGGAATTCACAGCTGACTTGGATCAGCAACGCGAACACATTGGATCAGCACCACAGCCCCTATACGCGGTGTAATGCATGGAAATGCGTACTTGTAAGAAGTGCGGCGAAGAAAAGTGCTTTGATGAATTTGCCAATGCAGGCACCGTTAAGGGTGTCTTATACAGGCGTTACATCTGCATTAAATGCTGGGCAGAGAAAAACAATATAAACAGAAATGAAAACAGGCGTCGCGTTGATGAACTGCGCGCCAAGCTATCGTGTCGTGATTGCGGCCTGAAAGACCACAGGGTCATAGAGTTTCATCATAGGGACCCTGCAGAAAAGGACATGGAAATAAGCCTTATGATGTCCCAATCATGGGAACGTATTGAAAAAGAAATCGCAAAGTGCGATGCGTTATGTGCCAATTGCCACCGCATACTTCATTATGAAGAGCGGCAAGCAAAGAAGCGGCAATTAAGTAACACTTAACGGTGAAGCCATGCAGCGCGTGCTTTGTAATGCCTTTGTTGATCCTGTGATCCTGCCTGAAAAGAACCACCCCGGCACGTTCCGCGTGGAGGTTTGGGGGCGGTCACCATACGATTACACGCGGTTCTACAAAATAGACGCGAAAGATGATAATATCGCCGCACAAGAGGGCATCCGTCTATTTGTTGAAGAGATGGAGAAGCTTTTCGGATCAAAGGATTGACTATGCCAACACCGGGCCTTGTTCCACAAAACCTTCGCCTTCTTGGCGCGGAAGAGCCGTCAATTGCTGATACGGGCGATGTGCAAGTAGAGATCGAAGAAGGCAAGCCCGGTTATGAAACTGACGATAGCGGCAATATCTTACGCATTGAACATCCTGATGGCTCTGTCAGTATTTCTCTTGATGGTAAGCCTATAACAGAGAAGTCAGAAGCAGAGCGCGCCAGAACATGGTTTGCGAACCTTGTCGAAGATATCGATGAAGGCGAACTGCAGCGTGTCGCTGACGAACTGATGAAAGGCATTCAGGACGATATCGACAGCCGCAAGGAATGGATCGAAGACCGTGCGCAGGGCATTAAGCTGCTTGGTCTTAAGATTGAAATCCCCGGCCTTGCAGGCGCGTCTGACGGCGCTCCTGTCGAAGGCATGTCCAAGGTTCGCCATCCGCTTTTGCTGGAGGCCTGCCTGCGCTTTCAGGCCAATGCACGTTCAGAGCTGTTGCCCACTGATGGCCCGGTCAAGATCCGCAACGATGCTGTTGGCACCACGGTAGAGCATGACTTCACAGCCACAGCGTTGGAGAAGGATCTAAACCATTACCTGACCAGCGTAGCCACAGAGTATTACCCAGACACTGACCGCATGCTGTTGATGCTGGGTTTTGGCGGCACAGCGTTTAAGAAGGTTTACTTCTGCCCGCTACGTAATCGCCCTGTTAGCGAAAGCGTTGATGCTGATGACTTGATCGTCAATAACGCAGCTACTGATCTTTCGACTGCAAAGCGAATCACGCATCGCGTTTACATGCGTCCATCGACGGTAAAACGTCTGCAGATCTTGGGCGTGTATCGTGATGTTGATTTGGGTGTGCCTAAGACGCCTGATTTGGATTCAGTGCAACGCGCACAGAATGATCAGCAAGGCATCGCGCCAGAGACATACAACCCTGAAGACCGCGACCGTGAAATCTATGAATGCTATTGCGAATTGGATATCGCAGGGTTTGAACACAAATACAAAGGCAAAGAATCGGGACTAGAGATCCCGTACCGCGTCACCATCGACGTATCGACAAAAGAAATTCTGTCGATTGTGCGCAATTACGACGAAGATACGGCAGAGTTGCCCGAAGCGCGGCAAAACTTTGTCAAATATTCGTTTGTTCCCGGCATGGGCTTTTACGACATTGGCTTGTTGCATATACTTGGCAACACAACCAACGCGGTGACAGCTGCATGGCGCGAAATGCTAGACGCAGGGATGTACGCAAACTTCCCCGGCTTCCTAATGGCAGAAACAGGCGCGCGCCAAAACACAAACATCTTCCGAATTCCACCGGGTGGTGGGCAAGTGGTGAAGACAGGCGGCATGCCGATCAATCAGGCGGTTATGGCTCTGCCATACAAGGACCCGTCTTCAGCCCTGATGACACTTGTTGAAAACATGGCACAGACGGGTATGCGGGTAGGCGGCACCAGCGAAATGCAGGTTGGTGAAGGCCGCGCAGACGCGCCAGTGGGGACCACACTGGCCATGATTGATCAGGCCACCAAGGTCCTGAATAGCGTCCACAAGCGCATGCATTCGGCACAGGCTGATGAATTCAAGCTTCTAGTACGTACCTTCCGGGAAAACCCGGAGAGCTTCTGGAACCGCCTGAAGCGGCCTACAACCGAATGGAACGAACAGACATTCCTTGGCGCGCTAAACGACTGTGAATTGGTCCCACAGGCCGACCCCAATACTGCTAGCCAGACCCAGCGCATGATGAAGATCATGGGCTTGAAGCAGCTTCAGCAAGCTAACCCATCGATGTACGATCCAATCGCCATCGATACGGCTGCTTTGAAGGCTATGGGCTGGAGCAATCCAGAACAGTTCTTGGCACCGAAGGATGCACAGGCTGCACCGCCGCCAGAACTGCAACAGATCCAAGCCAAGATCCAGACGGATCAACAGAAGGCACAGGCCGCTCTTATGTCTGCCCAGATCAAGGGTCAGGAAGTGCAGCAACGCGGCCAGATAGACATGATGAAGGCGCAGGCAGACGCTATGCGCGCACAGGCCGACATTCACTTTGCGCAGCAAGAGATCCACGAAAAGAAAAAAGATCGCTTGTCGCGTGAACGTGTGCAGATGATTGATCTTGCGCAGAACCTTGCTGTGCATCCAGAAAGTGTGGGGGTAGTAGAGCCTCTCTTAGTTCCGGCCATGGAGGACATGGAACGTGAACAGAGAGAACAACAAATGCAGCAGGGTGGTATTATGCCTCCCGGTATGGGAGGTCAGTAATGGCTAGCGCAAAAGGATTTGGAGTTAAAGGGGCTGCAGCTGGTGCAGAGCGTGGTGCATCAAAAAGCATTCTAAATGAAGAGCTTCAAAGCACATTAGATTTGCTTAAGTCTACTCTGGCAAAAGATGCAGAGCGAATTGCAGCTGGTCAAAAGCCGTTTTTCAAAAGCCCAGAAGAAGCCGCCGCATATTGGGATAAAGCTTATAAAGAAATTTCAACTGGGGTTACTAAAGGTATTTACCCAATTGGCCCCAACGCGCCACGCATTACATACAAAAAAGATGGCCAACTTTTTACGCTTAATCGTGACGTAAAGCCGCCTGAAGGTGCAGAGCGCGTTAGCCTTACGAATGCTGATATTCTTAAGATGATGCCGCCCCGTCCGCAAGTTACACCAAAGCCTGCCGGGGAACCGAACGCTTATAACAACCCACCGCCGCCTGAATACACATCCCGTGTAGCATCATCGCCATCTACACAGGAAGCTGTGCAAATTGCAAAAGAAACGACAGCTGCTCCTAGCGCTGAAAGATTATCGCCACGATTAACACCAACATCACCTTGGGAGAAACCCGGCTTTACACCGCGTGTCAGCCCAACCACGCCAGAAGCAATTACACCACGGGTTCGTGATCTGGTAGATCCAGCATTAGTTCTTGGCGCGGGGGGTGCTGGTGCTTATGCTCTTGACCCAAATGCAGCCAAAACAATGGCGCAAAATATTCTTCAAACGCAATATCAAACACGCGCTGGAGATAGCAGCCCCAATCACGACATGATGCCTTATATGGGATCTGGCGTATCTGAACAGCCGGATGATTTTCGTGATAGCGGCATTCCGTTTAAGCAGCCAGTTGGCGTATCGTATGACTACAGCGATTTTGCGCCAAATGGCGGCATGAATGACGGGTCAATGACACCGCCAACGCCGGATCAATCTGGCCGTGAACTTGGGCCTTTTCCAGAGCGTCAGATGGGTCAGGAGCAACGTTTCCGCCCAGCATCATATGAAGGGCAGGCCCAGCGCTTTCCGCCAATGGGTGCCGTTTCTACAGCGCGCCAAGTTATTCAGCGCGCACAGAATAGCCCTACAGCACAAGCGCAACAGGCTGCAGCTGTTATGCAGCAAAGCCCAAATGAACTGACAGTGCAAAGAAGCGCTGATCAGGGTCCTAATGCTTTGACCCGGTTTATTCGTGGTGATTTCCGCGAAGGTGCCGATCAGCGCGTTATGGAGGCTATGCGCCGCCAGCGTGAAGAAAGCGGTGTAGATAGTTCTACTATGGCGCGTGGTGGTGCTGCACCGAAAAAGTCAAACAAGGACGATGTGCTGCATAAAGCGCTTGAAATCATTCATCACATGCTTACACGGCGCTAAACAATGGCTGATGATAAAGACAAATCCGTCTGGCAACATGCCCAAGATGCCTTAAATTGGATTGGCAACACAAAAGACCGGATGCGTCAGCAATCATTAGACTATCTAGTTGATCAAGGCATGGATGTTAATGATGCCTTGCGTGCGGCCAATAGTGTAGGCCGCAAAGTAGACCGGACTAATCTGATTTCACAGGTTGTGGCTGGCGGATTATCACGGCCAGTAGCAGCGGCACAAATGGTTGGCATGGGCCAAGACATTGGCGAAAGCCTTATGGGCGCTGGTGAAGAGCTTGGTTCAGCTGTTCAAGGGCGCGCCAAGGGCGGACGTTTGCTGCAAGACCAATACCCAACGCATTACATGCCGCATGTAGGAAGACAAGTTATGCAAGATGGTGGCGATCCAAAGGATGTAGTAAACAAAGCTCTTGCTTTAACGTCTGGCGCGCAGCCATCAGCGCAAACTGTTGCTAATCTTGTTAAGCGCGGCCAGCCAATTGCACCACCAACTGCAGATCCTACAGATGAAGAGCTTGCAGCCGCCCGTGCTGATACGCGCGTAGGCAATCAAATTGTTGCGCAGCGATTGAATAAGATCGTTCCTGAAAGCAAACGTGTTTACAAAGGGCAGTATACGCCCGGCGCACCGGGTGGCGGTCGCTGGTCAGACCTTGGAGACGAAGTTCTTAGCCGTCCGGGTGCTGGATTTAACGTTAAAGACAAAGAATTACAGCAACTTTGGGATGAAGCTGTTAATGAAAGTTCTGCCGCAGCGAAGAAAGCGGCTAAAGATTTTAACGTTCGCCCTACATTTCATGCAAAAGATTGGGATCAGGCTATGCGCCTGCCCTTAAAAGATCATCTCTGGTACGAATTGTCGGGCGAAAAAATGGCTGAAAACCTTCCAGACCTGTCTGGACAGGAATTCATGCGCATGATGGATTTGGTTGGTGCCACTTCTGCCCGTGCAGCACCCGATGAAAACCTTGAACGTGCGCTTGCAGCTATGTCGCAGCACCTTCGTGGCGCGCCAATTGACGTTGATTTGACCCAACCTGACACTGTTAACCGCGCTATTTCGCGAATGGGGCAGGAATCATCTGCTCTTCCGGGTAATAAAACAGGACAATTTTCTGATACGCTTACATTAGCAGGCGGCGTGCCTACACGTTTTCCAATTTCGGTGAATGATGTGTGGGTTGGTAAGATGTTTGGCGTTCCTGACAAGGTAATGTCATCTAATCAGTCGCTTCATGAACCAATGGCGATCTATTTCAACAAATTGCGTGACATGTACAACGAAAGACATGGTCACGAAGTGCCATTTGACTATCAATCATGGAATTTTCAGGCTCCTGCGTGGGTTCATTTGCGAAATAAAGAAGCAAATGCAGAATCTGGTGATGCATATCATCAGGTTTGGGGCAAAATTATTGGAAAATTGCAAAATGCTGGTGTTGAAGGCATCGATGGCGATAAAATTACGCGCCAAGCAATGATGGACCCACGTTTTGCTGATGCTTTGCGTCGTACAACGCAAGAATTCCGCGAAGCACCAAAGGCTACGGTCGAACTTGGCACCAAATTGACGCCAACAGGCCTTCGTGCGCATGAATTGTACAAGCAGGCCATTGCTGCAGGCGATGATAAGACACAAAAAGACTATGAAAAGGCTCTTGTCACGGCCATGTACGCCTCTGCACGCGGTAAGGGGCATGGCTGGGAGCTTTTGAAGAAAGCTATCACTGGCGATCTGTCGAATAAATCAGATATCACCCGCATTGTGCAGCCTACAGCCGATGATCCATTTACCCATGGCGGAACATATGAAAATGAAATGTCGCCAAATATTAGAATTCCGCTTAAAGGAATGACGCCGCAGCAAATTCAATATTTCAATGCTATTGCAGGTAAACATCTGAACCAAGGCGCAATGGCTGCGTCACAGGTTTTGCCTGTAGACCCAAATCAGGTTCCAAGGGATGGATATGTGCGCGGGCACAGTGTTTTTGTGCCGACAACTGACGGTATGAAAAAGGAAGATATCCGCAAATTTGCAAGCGAAATCAATCGCTTGGGGCATAGCATGAGTTACACAAGCTATCCTAACGGGTATGTTTTCGATATTAACCCGCAATTTACCGATGATGGCGTTAAGGGGATCGACCACAATACGCTTGCAGATGCCTATGACGTTACGCTAGCACCTAAGTATGGCAAGCCTGCATTATTCGCCCATGACTACAAATCGGAATATCAAACACAGCCAGAGTACGGGAAGCTTCGTACAAAGCTTATGAAGGAGATGAACGATGACTTCATCAAAGAAGCCGTCCAAGCAGGCACACCAAAAGATTACGCACGGCGTATCGGTCAAGGGTCATCGTTACCCTCTGACGTCTCTAAAGGAACTGCAAAAGCTTGGGATCGGTACAGAGGGCGACTTTATCATCTCCTCTTTGCCGAAAAAGAATTCCAAGACCTAGCAAAGCGCGTTGAAGATGCGCATGGCGCGTTCATTCCTAAAGCAGAAGCACGTCTTGCAAAGCTTGCTAAATCACAAGCGCCCCAGACGCCTCCTGCCGCGCCAGAAGAGCCTACGCCAACAATGGCAGAAGGTGGCACTGTTCATGAACCGCACCAGCGCGCGGAAGAGCAGGGATATTCTATTAAGGGCTATCATGTGACGCGCGGCCCACGCGCCAAAGGTATTAGCAGCTCTGGGCGGTTTTCTTTAGAACATGCAGAAAACCCCGGTGAAGAAGCGATATTTTTTTGGGATAACCCAGAAGCAGCAAATGACTGGGCGCATGCTTTAACGCAAACAACAACATTTAACCCCGACAAAATGACAGAACGGGATAAGGACAGGTTTGAACGTCACCAAACTTCAATTCTTCCAGTTAGAATTAATCCCGGTAATCATGCAGAAGTTGATTGGCCATCCTTTGCTGGAACACATAGTTACAACACCGATGCAATGTCTAAATTAATTAGCCACGCCCAAGATCAAAACATAGACACGCTGCGAATTAAAAATATGCAGGAAGATGAATATAAAGAAAACCCACCTGACCAAATTGCGGTTTTAAATCCACGGTTGATCCGTTCGGAATACGCGAAGTTTGATCCTGCCCGCCAGCATGAAAATGACATTGGCGCGGCCACTGGTGGAGAGGTCAACTAAACCTTAACAAGGTTCTTTTTGACGAACAGTTGCACCTATATTGCATAGCTGTGAAACGTGGTATTTTCCACTGATGCAATTGCACCGGGGGACGCCCCGCACTAGCTAGGAGCTATTATGTACGGTGAAGCTAAAAAGGCCCGCACGGCCATGAAGAACAAGGCCAAGCGCCTTGCTTCAGAGAAATCAGAGCGCGTTGATTCGTCCACTTGGACGCAGGCAGAACCGCTTGATGCTGATGTAAAGACTGGCATGCGCCCTGTGTCGCGTCGTGCTTATCGCAGTGGCGGCAAGGTTCAGGGTGAAGTCACAAAGAAGCATGCTGGCAAGAAGGCCCGCGCTTCTGGTGGCGCGGCTAATGCCAAGCAGATCGCTCTGGCCAAGGTCAACCGTAACGTTAAAGATGCCAACGAAGAGCGCGAAGGCAAGAAGCACATTGGTGGCCTGAAGACAGGTGGCCGCGCCAAAAAGAAGATTGGCGGCGCTGCAGCCGATATCCTTGGTGTTCTTAGCCCTGTCGTTATGGCCGCAAACATGATGCGCGGCGACAAGGACGAAAAGAAACACGGTGGGCGCACCAAGCGTGAATATGGCGGTCGTGGTGTTGGGGAACGCACCCAACACGAATTGAAGCGCCGTGACGCTGTTCAGGCTGCGACGGACTACGGTGAAGATCCGCGCGTGACCGAAAGCGTTTTGCGCGACAAGACCCGTGCCTTTGAAAAGTCAGCCGAACAGACAGCTTATAAGAAGGGTGGCCGTACCAAAAAGATGGACGGTGGCCCTATGGGTGATCCGCGTCTTAATATTGCTAAGTCGCAGGCTTTTGATCTTACAAACACACGCGGCGCACCGGGTACGGTTGTTGCCAAGCGCGGTGGCAAGATCTCCCACATGGAATGGGAGCATTCCAAGAAAGATCTTTCTGAAGATAAGAAGCTTGCCAAAAAGCACGGCATGTCTTTGGAAAAGTGGGAAAAGTCGAAGCTTGATGAAAAGCACGACAAACAACAGTCAACCAAGGGCCTTAAGCGCGGCGGTCGTGCTAAAGGCGGCGCTACTAAATACCTTGGTGCTGGTTATGGTTCAAAAGACGAAAAAGAAGCTGAAAAAGAATACGGCAAAAGAGAACCTGCTCTTGATCGCGCTTTGAACCAGATGGAAGGCACTTTTAGCCCGTGGGCTATGCGCAAGTCGCGTGCAGAAATTGCAGAGCGCCGCGCCGGGGCGAAGGATGGCCCTGAAAAGCGTGCAGCTGCAAAAAAATACAGCGATGATGCAAGCCTGAAGGATGCTGGTTATAAGCATGGTGGACGCCCTAAGCGCGCCACTGGCGGCATGATCAATGAAACCAAGAAGCTTGCCGCTCTTAAGGCTGATCCGCACAACCAAACTAAGATCAAGCCTGCTATGCCAGCACCAAAAGAGCCTGCCGCTGAAAAATGCGGCGGTGGCCGTATGGCACGCAAGGCTGGTGGTCGCGCCAAGGGCAAGACCAACATCAACATTGTGATTGCAACTGGCAAAGGCCAGCCGGGTCAGGATGGTATGCCTCCGGGCATGCCTCCAATGCCTCCGGGCGGCCCTATGGGTGGCCCGCCGCGTCCTCCGGGTGGTGTGCCTGTTCCAATGCCAGCTGGCGGTCCTCCTGCGGCCCCGCAGGCGATGCCTATCCCAATGCCGATGCCTGCTCCCCAACAGCCCCCTATGGCGCGTAAGTCTGGCGGACGCATTACAAAGGTAGCCAAGTCCTATAAGGACATGGAAGCTGGTGCAGGATCTGGTGAAGGCCGTTTGCAGAAAACGGACATCGCCAAGCGTGATCGCAAAGACGAATACCAGAAGGGTGAAAAAGCTTTCACTGGCCTTGGTTATCCTAACAAGGTTCCGGGTGCCACAGGTGGGCGCACGGCACGCAAGGCTGGCGGCAAGGCATACCATTCTTACAAGGACATGGATGCGGGCGCTGGTTCGGGCGAAGGTCGTTTGGAAAAGACAGAAATCGCCAAGCGCAAAAAATAATCCGGCTTTTAATGCCGGACGGGACCGTGGCACAGCCCCCCTCTTGCCACGGTCCCACCTTACATAAGGGGGACACCATAGGGGGTCTAAGGTGTTATCTTCACAAGCGTTCTTCCGCAATGAACTGATTAAGCTTCTTGCCGAAGACATAGAGCGAATTAAAGAAAATTTAACAAATTGGGGTGCGACCCCTGACTTTCCTACTTACACACACCAAGTAGGGAAGATTGATGGCTTGCGCATGGCTTTAGAGCTGATTGAACAAGCTGAAAGTGCAATGAATGGAGTGGAGAGGGGATAATGCCATTTATGAAGATGGATCACGAAAATGATCCGCGCGCCAAGATCGTCAACGAAGTTGGTGATTTGTCGCAATTAGAATTGTTTAACAATCAGATTTTGGTTGGTGTCTACATCAGGCCGCAAAAAACCAAATCTGGTATTTATTTGGCTGATCGTACTGTCGATGAAGATCGTCATCAGTCGAAGGTTGGTCTTCTCCTTAAAACAGGTCCAAAGGCGTTTGAACCAAACAATGATGGATGGTTTGAAGGCGAAACCTTCAATGAAGGTGATTGGCTTGTTTATCGCCCTGCAGACGGGTGGAGCATCACCGTTAATAATGTCCTTTGCCGCATCCTAATGGATACGCAGGTTAAGGGACGCATCCAAGATCCAGATCAGGTTTGGTAAGGAGAGGCTTATGGCCGATGAAGACGAAAAGATCGAAGTCACTGTGGACGAAACGCAGGAAAACACTGGAGAAGCTGTTTCTAATTCAGAGGAAACGACTTCAAACAGCCCAGAGAATCATGCGATTGCTCCAGAAGATGCAATTAATACGCTTAAGGCGCAGCTAGAAGCTGAACGTCAGGCCCGCGCCGAAGCCGAAACACTGGCGCGTCGTGCTGCACAGCAAGCAAATGCTGCTTACGGCGAAGTAGAAGACACCAACATCCAGTTGGTCAACACGGCTATCGACACAGTTAAGCGTGACAATGATGTGCTTACATCAAACTACGCCGAAGCCATGTCTATGGGCGACTACGAACGCGCTGCAAAGATCCAAGCAACGATGGCATCTAATTCTGCAAAGCTTTTGCAGTTGGAAAACGGCCTTCGTGAAATGCAAAGCGCGCCAAAGCGCCCGCCAATTGAAAATGTTCCGCCTCCTGCCTCTGTGCAGCTGGATCAAATTATTGGCGCGGTTACCCCCCGTTCAGCAAGCTGGCTGCGCAGCAATAAAGCGCAATTGTCTGATGAACGTATGATCAAAAAGATGTTCCGTGCGCATGAAGACGCTATTGATGACGGCATTGAAGCCGATTCTGATGCGTACTTTAGGTACATTGAACAGCGCTTGGGCCTTGGTTCTAAGGAACAGGATGACAATCCAATGTCTTCAGCCTCTAAGCCTGTACAGCGGCAAGCTGCGCCGCCGTCAGCACCCGTTAATCGCGAATCAAGTTCACGTTCAAACACTGTTCGTTTGACCCGCGCAGAGGCCGATACGGCCAAAATGCTTGGGATGACCGAAACAGAATATGCGAAACACAAAATTGCCCTTCAGAAAGAGGGCAAGTTGCCACATTAAGGAGGCAAATCATGGAAAATAAGCCAATCCGCAAGCGTGGCCGTCCGCCGAAGCTGTTTGAAGCGCCTAAAATGGTAGAAGTGGAAGAAATCGTGGTCGAAACACCAATTGAACGTCCAGCTATGCGTGCTGAAATGCGTGAAGAAAGCCCTGCAGAGCGCGCCAAGCGACGTGCTGCCGAAATTCGTGGCCATTTGAACGGCATTGATGAAGGAACAGATGAATTTTACATCGATCCTTCGATGATCCCGGATGGTTGGTCATATGAATGGAAGCGCCGCCTGCTTCTTGGCGCGGAAGATCCGTCCCACAACGTTGCTCTGTATCGTATGGGTTGGGAACCAGTGCCGCTTACACGCCATCCTGAAATGATGCCCCGTGATTGGCGCGGTGAAACAATCGAACGCAAAGGCATGATCCTTATGGAGCGTCCTTTGGAGTTGGTTGAAGAAGCACGCGCAATTGAACGTCGCAAGGCAGTCAATCAGGTTCGTGATAAAGAAGCGCAGATTGCTGGCACGCCAGACGGAACGCTTACGCGCGATCACGCACAGGCGCGTCCTTCGATCAAAAAGGGATACGAACCAATCCCGATCCCGAAAGACTGAATTTAAGTCACGCTTAATTAAAGGGGGTGTTAAACGCACCCCCTTTTTTATTGCATAGCTATGTGATAAATATTGCATTAGCCAAATAGGCAACCGCCTCCCCCGGTGTGGAGGTATAAACTTTTCCCGGTTCTTAATCGCCCCGGCGTGCGATGATGGACCTCCTGAAAAAGGAGAACCCGTCATGGCGAATGCTAATACGCCTTTCGGTTTCCAGCAGTATCAGGGTAACGGCTCTGCTCCGACTTACGAACAGATCCCCGTTGCCATTGCTTACAATGCTTCGGCAATCTACTACGGTGACCCCGTAGAACCAGACGCAAATGGTCAAGTTGTTCAGGGTGACGGCACAACCGGAAACCCCGGCGTTGCTGGCATCTTTGTCGGCTGCAAGTACCTTTCGGTTTCGCAGAAGCGCACCGTTTGGTCGAACTACTGGCCGGGTTCGGACGTTGCTTCTGGCAACACCGTCGAAGGTTACATCATCAACGATCCGAATGCCAAGTTTGTTGTCCAGTCGGACAGCACTGGCATCGTTGCTGCCGATGTGAACCTGAACATCGGCTACGCAATCGGCACAGGCAATACCAACACTGGTATTTCTGGCGCTTATGCAACTGGCGCTGCCGCCACTGCAACCCTTCCTTTCCGCATTGTCGGACTTCTGACGGCTCCTCCGGGGTCGCCGGGCACCGAAGCTGGCGCGTACAATCGTATCATTGTCGCGTTCAACAACGTTGCCACGAAGTCTCTGACTGGTATCTAAGGAGTAGTGACCAATGGCCGTTAATCTTTCCGCCATTAAAGACCTTCTCCTTCCCGGTCTACGTGGAATTGAAGGCAAATACGAACAGATCCCGTCACAGTACGACAAGATCTTCACGAAGCACGAATCGAAAATGGCCCTTGAACGCACGGCTGACATGCGTTTCCTTGGCCTTGCGCAGCTGAAGACCGAAGGTGGTCAGACTGCATTCGATAACGCAGCTGGTGAACGTTTTGTGTACAATCAGGAGCATACTGAAATTGCTCTTGGTTACGCGATCACCCGTAAGGCTATCGACGATAACCTCTACAAGACCCAGTTCATGCCGTCGAACCTTGGTCTGATTGAATCATTTCAACAGACAAAGGAAATCTATGGCGCGAACGTGCTGAACTCTGCCACGACCTACAATGCGTCGATTGGTGGTGACGGCAAGGCTCTCTGCGCTGTGGACCACCCGATTGATGGTGGCACGATTGCGAACCGTCCTCTGGTTGATGTTGAACTTAACGAAGCTACGTTGCTGAACGCGATGATCGCGATCCGTACTAACTTCAAAGACAACGCTGGCCTGAAGATCTTCGCCCGTGGCCGTAAGTTGGTTATCCCGCCGCAGCTTGAACCAGTTGCTATCCGTCTTACTAAGACGGAACTTCGTCCGGGTACTGCAGACAACGATGTCAACGCGATCATGATGACCGCTGGTGGTCTTCCTGAAGGCTACATCGTCAACGACTACCTGACAGCAGCTGCTACATGGTTCCTGCTTACAAACATTGACGGCCTCTCCTACATGGAGCGCGTCAAGTTTGAATCGGATATGCAGGTCGACTTCGTAACAGACAACCTGTTGGTGAAGGGCTACGAACGTTATTCGTTCGGCTACTACAACTGGCGTTCGATCTACGGATCGTTCCCGACCTAATTAAAGTAAGGGCGGTTTCCTTTAATTAGGAGCCGCCCTTATTTAACGTTCCGGGTGTTCCGATCATACTGACAGCCCCGGCTGACTCTGCACAGACAGTATGATCAAATCGTGCAGGAGGACCCAATGGGTACTACTACTTTTACTGGTCCCGTTAAGGCGGGTAACGTTCTTAACACGACTGGCACAACAGCTGGTTCCGTGAAGAACGTTGGTTCTGTCGTTATGGCGCAATCAGCTGCAGTCACGCAGGCTGGCACATCTACGGCTGCTACTACAGGCATTTGTATTCCGGCTAACAGCCATATCGTCGGCATTGACGTTCTGGCCACTGTTGCTTGGGATGGTGCTGCAGACACAATCAGCATCGGAACAACTGCGGCTGCAAACCAGCTTGTTTCGGCTGGCGCGTTGACAAACATTGGTCTTACAAAACTTACGCCGGGAACGGATGCTACCCGTACCGCTAAGTGGATTGATGTTGGCACAAGCGATGTGCTGATCTATGCTCTTTCCGCTAATACGGGCGCTGGTGACGGTGTTGTAACCGTATACTACGTTCAGGCTGAAAATCTAACTGCGTAAGCCATTAGGAGGCTCCTATGAAGGGTAAGACTGTAAAAGACACCAAGGTGACCAAGGCTTACGCTGGCGGCGATAGTAACGTTGCACACGAAGCCCATTCGGACACGGATGGTTTTAAAAAGGGCGGTCGCGCCAAGAAGAGCATGGGCAAGGCTGCTGGCCTTATGTCCAAGGCCCACGCTGGCCGTAAGCCCCGCAAGTCGGGCGGCGGCGTGTTCTCTTCGGCAGCTGCCGGAACTCCCCGTCCCGGCTTCAAGGGCTAATTGCTCTTAACGGGTCGAACGGCGGGGGGCTTAGGCCCCCCGTTTTTTCTAGAGGGTTAAACATGGCTAAATCTCCTGCGTGGCAACGTTCTGAAGGCAAAAACCCAGAGGGTGGGCTTAATGCAAAGGGTCGCGCTTCTGCTAAAGCGGAAGGGCATAATCTTAAGCCACCTGTAAGCCGTGAACAGGCTAAGAAAAGTGATGCTTCGGCACAGCGTCGGGAGAATTTCCGTAGCCGTATGTGCGGTATGAAAGAAAAGTTAACATCCGCAAAGACAAAGCATGATCCAAATAGTCGCATTAATCTGGCCTTAAAAAAGTGGGATGTAAAATGTTAAAATGCACCCGCTGCAGGCAGGAAAAGCCAGAAACTTCAGAGTTTTTCCCGTTACACAATAAAAAAACTAATGGCCTTGATAGTTGGTGCAGGGCATGCCGTAGTGCTTATAAATCTGAAACTAGGCGCGGGAAATACCGCGAAATGATCCCAGATTATGTGCTTAAAGATATGCTTAACAGCACTTTTGAATGCACTATTTGCGGCGAAGAAGCTGACCTTGTTGTAGACCATGACCACAAAACAAACGTGGTTCGGGGACTTCTCTGCAATAAATGCAATAAGGGTCTTGGACTTTTCAGGGATAATCCTGAATATTTGGAATTTGCCCGTATCTATCTTTTGGCATCACAGGGCGCGCCGGAGGCGGCTGAATACGTTCAAAAGCATAGTGGGCTTAGCCTATATGGAGAACAGAGCAATGGCTGATAAACCGTTCTGGGAAAAAGACGCTCCCAAAGACGCCAAAGAAAAGCATTTGAACAAAAAACAGGTTACAATGGCGAAAGCACGGGCAAGAGCCGCAGGACGGCCTTATCCTAACTTGGTCGATAATGTTGCTGCCGCACGCGCGGGGAAGGGCAAATAAATGCAGTCAATTACGCTTACAAAATCCGGTGTTGGTTCAAGCACCGTTCGCGCTTTGGATTATTTCCAAAATCCGTTCAATGTTGGTCTTGGCGCGGTTGTCACTGGAGCTGTGACATACACTGTTGAATATTGCTTTGAAGATCCGTCAAACGCTGATTTCAATGCATCAACCGCAACATGGTATGCCGTAACGGGTCTTTCTGCAGAATCGACCACTAAGTCGGCTGCTCTTACGGTTCCGTGCCGTGGCATTCGCGTAACGAACGCTGTTGGTAGCACTGGCTCTATCGTGGTGTACGTCCAGCAGGCTGGCACGCGGTAACGGGAGCTACCGATGGCCACAAGCGGCACATATGATTATTCACCATCTCTTGGTGAACTTACGTTGTATGCGTACAATCTGTGCGGTATCCGCAACACAGCGCTGTTGCAGGAACACATGGAGGCTGCACGCACGGCAACCAATTTGCTATGCGCGCGCTGGTCAAACCAAGGTGTAAATCTTTGGACTGTTGATCTTGTGACTGTGCCTCTTGTTCAAGGGCAAGCTACATATACTGTTGATGATACGACCGTTATGGTGCTGGACGCATACATTACAATTGCGCAAGGGATGTCTAATACTGACCGTATTATCCTTCCTGTATCGCGTACTGAATATGCGTCATATCCAAACAAAGAACAGCAAGGTTTCCCTACGACATATTGGTTTGATCGCCTTATGTCTCCTGCTTCTGGCAACCAGACCCTTACGCTCTGGCCTGTCCCAGATGGTGGCGAAGCAACTACTCTTAAGTATTATCGTGTTAAGCGAATTCAGGACGCTAATTTTACATCAGGCCAACAAATAGATATTCCATATCTTTGGCTTGAAGCATTTGCTTATGGTTTGGCTACACGTTTGGCGCAAATATTTGCTCCAGCTATGGTGCCAACTTTAAAAGCGCAAGCTGATGAAGCTTATCAAATTGCTGCCGACCAAAATACGGAATATGTGTCACAGTACATTAGTCCGCAAATACAGGGGTATTTTAGATAATGCGCCCCCATGGTCGCGCCTCTGTCAGTACAACAAACCCACGCGCCTTTGGCATATGCGACAGGTGCGGGTTTTTGTATAACCACCACGAACTTCAGTGGCAGTATGACTATCGTGGCGCGGCTCTTGTTAACGTTCGCATTCTTGTTTGCGAATCGTGTTTGGACGTTCCGCAAAACCAACTTCGCAATATTGTTATTCCGGCTGATCCTACGCCGATTATGAATGCGCGTATTCAAGATTACATTCTTGCTGAAAATGATCAACGCCTTACGTCGCAAACAGTATATAGGCCAATCTCTGCAACAGGCGATGGCACCACAGCAACATTGACGCTGCAGGTCCCACTTGTGTTTGAAGCGGTCCCTGTAGGCAGCACTATTGTTGTCGCAGGGATGCAGCCGCAGGGATACAATGGGACATTTGTGGTCACGGCGTCATCCAATACTGGCGCGTACACAGTGTCCTATGCATGCCATGAAAGATCACCAATGGCCGTTAGCGGTTATGTAGCTACAAACGTTGATCCGGTTACAGGTTTGACGATACTTGGTGGCGATGTCCGCATTACACAAAACGACGATACGCGCGTAACCCAGATGACGGGCGAACCGCCATTTGGTACAAACCAACAACCGGGTACAGATCCGAATGCGCCGGGCAACGACGATCCGGGTCTGCCTTATGGATTTAATGAAGTGCCAAAAACGGGTCCTTTAGATGGCTAATAAACAAATACCGAATTTGCCGCCAGCTATTGCTCTTAATGGCACAGAGCAGGTTGAACTTGTTCAGGCTGGCGTATCGGTACGCGCCACAACGCAAGAGATCGCTGACCTTCAGGGCGTTGGGCCTACGGGACCTACGGGAACCGTGGGGCCTACGGGTCCTACCGGAAGTATGGGGCCTACAGGGAACGGACCTACCGGACCAACAGGGCCTACGGGCGATACCGGGCCTACAGGACCATCAGGAAACGGCCCTACGGGTCCAACAGGCGCTACGGGCGCTGCATCAACTGTAGCAGGCCCTACAGGCCCTACAGGAGCCGCTGGAAGCGCGGGACCCACCGGGCCTACGGGGGACGCGGGCGGCGCGGGGGCAACAGGCCCTACGGGGCCTACGGGTGACGCAGGAAGCGCAGGGCCAACGGGTGCAACAGGCCCAACCGGAAGCGTTGGACCTACGGGGCCGGGCGGCGCATTAGCAAGCTACGGTTCGTTCTACGATTCTACAACGCAAACAGCTGCGGTTGTTAATACAGCTTACCCAATGCTGCTTGGCACGACCGCCGAAGCTTTGGGTGTTTCTATTGTATCGGGATCACGCATCACTGTTGCATCTGCAGGCACATATAACCTGCAGTTTTCTGCACAACTTGATAAAGCTTCTGGTTCAAGTGCGCATATTAATATTTGGTTGCGCAAAAACGGCGTAGATGTTGCTGATACATCTTCGATTGTTGCCATTCAAGGAACGAATGCAGAATCAGTTCCTGCGTGGAATTTTGTTCTAACGCTTGCTGCGGGTGACTATCTGCAGCTAATGTGGTCAACAGACGATATTTCGGTGCAATTAACGGCTGTACCAGCAATTGCGCCTTCGCCTGCAATTCCGTCTGTTATCGCGACGATCACGCAGGTCATGTATCTGCAAGCTGGTCCCACAGGCCCTACCGGAACAGGCGGACCTACCGGACCTACAGGTGACGCCGGAACACCGGGAAGTGCTGGGCCTACGGGGCCTACGGGAGATGCCGGAGCAGCCGGGCCAACCGGACCTACGGGAAGTGCGGGTTTAGCCGGACCAACAGGGCCAACCGGAGACGCGGGCGCTGCAGGGCCTACGGGGCCTACAGGAAGCGCTGGTAGTGCTGGTGCAACCGGGCCTACAGGGCCTACGGGGGATATCGGACCTACAGGACCTACCGGAGATATTGGGCCAACGGGGCCGACAGGACCTACCGGAGATATTGGGCCAACGGGGCCGACAGGACCTACCGGAGATATTGGGCCTACTGGGCCGACTGGCGCGGCATTAAATGCAACTTACACACGAACAACGTTCACTGCCACTGGCGGGCAAACCACCTTCAGTGTTGCCTATACAGTCGGTTTTGTTGAAGTCTTCGTAAACGGTGTCCTTCTTACAGGCTCCGAATACACCGCAACAAATGGAACGGATGTTGTTTTAGCTTCAGCTTGTTCTGCAGGCGACATTGTAGAAACAATCGCCTATTATACAGTTAATATTGCTCCCACTGGGCCTACGGGACCTACCGGGACCATCGGTGCAACTGGTGCAACTGGAGCAACTGGCGCTGCAGGCCCAGCTTCGATTACAATCAACAGCACTGCAATTGCTAGTGGAACGACAACACGTTTATTATATGACAATGCGGCAACTATTGGCGAAATATCTGGCGCGACTTCTGATGGTGTAAAAATCACCTTATCTGGGTCAACATCAAGCCTTGCTCTTGCTCTAAAAAATGCAGCAGAATTAACTACTACAACTGCTACAGCAGCTACGGGTACAATTAACTTTGATGTGACTACACAGGCCGTATTGTATTACACATCAAACGCCACCGGGAATTTTACTATAAATTTCCGCGCCAGTAGCGGAACGACGCTGAATACAGCAATGGCTACTGGTGATAGTGTTACTGTTGCGTTTTTAAACACAAATGGAGGCACAGCTTATTACAACAGTGCTGTTCAGGTAGACGGTTCTTCCGTTACACCAAAATGGCAGGGAGGCACGGCACCATCTGCTGGCAACGCTTCCAGCATTGATGTTTACCTTTACACCATAGTAAAAACAGGCAGCGCCACGTTTACTGTGACGGCGGCGCAAACAAAATATGCGTAAGGTGTAAGGATGCCACTTCTTTCAACCCTTGGCGCGGCATCAGCACAGGCTTTCGGAGCAGGTGCGCTGCAAACTGCTGCCAATTACATTGAAGATGTGTTTAGCACTTATCTTTATACTGGTAACGGAAGTACGTTAACAGTTACTAATAATATTGATACTTCTACAAAAGGCGGACTTGTTTGGTTAAAAAGACGCGACACAACTGGGAGTAATGGATTATTTGATACAGCGCGTGGCGCTAATTATGTATTGGTTTCAAATAGCACAGGAGCATCCTCTTTTAATGCAAACACTCTTACTGCATTTAATACAAATGGATTTTCTCTTGGAAGTGCTTCGGTTGATTTAAATGCAAATGGCGGGACCTATGCATCATGGACATTTAGAAAACAGCCTAAGTTTTTTGATGTAGTTACATATACCGGAGACGGAACAACGGGGCGCGTTATAAATCACAATCTTGGCTCATCGCCGGGAATGATTGTTTTTAAAAATTATAGTGGTGTATCGCAATGGCCTACTTGGCACAGAAGCCTTGCAGCAAATAATATTTTGTTTTTAAACACAACAGACGCTTCAACTTTTTCTAGCGGTTATGTTTCTGCCGTATCAAGCACGACATTTACTATCAATGCTAACGTAAACACTAACGGGGCAACTTTTGTTGCCTACCTTTTTGCCCACGACGCTGGTGGATTTGGTTTAGATGGGACTCAAAGTGTTATAAAATGTGGTCAATTTACAACAAGTAGTGGTGCTGTAAATTTGGGCTGGGAACCACAATGGTTAATGTATAAAAATATTAATGATTCAGCAACAGATTGGATTATTGTCGATAATATGCGTGGCGATTTTATTTATAATGGGTCAAGCACAAACGGGCAGGGATTAAACGCAAATACTACTGGTGGCGAATATGCTTGGTATGTTCCATATCCAAACGCAACAGGATTCACACCTATTGTAGCTGGTACCTACATCTACATGGCCATCCGCCGTGGCCCTATGAAGGTGCCTACGGATGCAACGACTGTGTTTAGCCCCGTTGTTCAAACTCCCAGTGGGCTGACAACCGTAACCTCCGGGTTTGTAACGGACACCGTTATTCAAGCTCAAAGAAATAGATCTGCGACAAATTCTACTTGGGTAACAGATAGGTTACGTGGCAATACGCCTCTTTTAAGAACTAACGCAACTGCATCTGAGAACACCACTCTTGGAACAGATCCTGTTTATTACAATGCAAGTAATGCAAACACGGGGTTTCAAGATAATTTTTTTACGTCTCAGCTTGGTGTAAGTACCTCATCTATTTATTGGATGTTTAGAAGAGCGCCGCAAGTATATGATAGTGTCTGTTATTCAGGTACAGGAAGCAATACTACAATTAGCCATAACCTTGGTATTGCTCCAGAAATGATGATTGTAAAGTCCAGAAACTCAAGCTTAGATTGGTGGGTTTATCATTCTGCGCTTGGAAATACAAAATACATGGTTTTTAACGCGGCAGATGCTCCGCAAACAAGCTCTACAGCTTGGAACAATACTACGCCAACAGCGTCCGTTTTTTCGGTTGGAACAGGAAGCCAAGTAAATGCTTCTGGAAACACTTATGTTGCATATTTATTTGCAACATGCGCTGGCGTATCGAAGGTCGGTTCCTATACAGGAGATGGCGGGACGCAAACAATTAGTTGCGGCTTTTCTGGGGGAGCAAGATTTGTAATGATTAAAAATGCCACCGCATCAAACACAAATAATTGGTGGATTTGGGACACGGCGCGCGGAATGGTATCAGGAAATGATCTTCGCATACCGCCTAATGATATAACTGCCGAACAAAACTATAATGATGTTTTTACTACAACTGGCGGGTTTCAAGTTACTGCTGGAACCAGTTCAATAAATAACAACGGCGGCACTTACATCTACCTAGCAATCGCATAGGAACGGGAACATGACAAACTACGTTGAAGTTAACGCAGACAACCAGATCATCACTTATCCATACACGTTTTCGTCTTTGCAGGCGGAAAACCCATACACCAATTTTGGTGACAACCAAGATGTTATGTACTGGTTTCCGCAGACAAATGCTGCGACGGAACTGGGGTATCAGCTATTTCCGGTGCTAGAAGCGCCGCAGCCTCCATATGATCCTGTAACGCAGTATGTAGTTCCGGGCGCTCCAGAGGAAACGCGCGGACAGTGGTACGCAACATGGGTTGTCAGTAATAACGACCCAGAGCAGCAGGCATATGTTGACGCACAACTGAAACAACAGAATAAGCAACAGGCCAGCAGCCTACTATCGGCAACGGATTGGACAGCTATTCCGTCCGTTGCTGATCCAGCGCAGTCAAACCCTTATCTAGCTAATCAGGCAGCGTTTCTTTCATACCGCAGTCAAATTCGCGCCATTGCGGTAAACCCACCTGTTGTTGTCAATCCATGGCCTGTTTGTCCTGACGAAGTTTGGGAAACGGTGTAATATAAGCGTTGGCGCGAAAGGTAACGGTCCATGGCAATCCCACGCAATCTATCTAATCTGGCTCCGGGGGCCGATAGCTCTGGTGTATTAAGTGTCACCAAAGGCGGCACTGGGGTAGCAACTATTACGGGTGTTGTTAAAGGTAACGGTACATCTGCTTTCACTGCTGCCACGGCTGGCACTGATTATGTTGCGCCATCGGTGGCAACAACATTTACGGCCACCCAAACATTTTCCGGTTCTTCTAGCACTATAGCAGCGGTATTTACGGATGCTGGTGAAGTGGTGACGGTATCTGCTACCGCTGCCACTGGTACAATTAACTATGACGTAACAACCCAAACCGTGCTTTATTATACAACAAATGCTTCTGGGAACTTTACGATAAACTTTCGCGGATCGTCCGGCACTAGCTTGGACACGCTTCTGTCTACAGGACAGAGTATTACAGTTGCGTTCCTTAACACTAATGGCGGCACGGCTTATTACAATTCAGCCGTCCAAGTTGATGGCGCGTCTGTCACACCTAAATGGCAAGGCGGCACAACACCAACTTCTGGTAATGCTTCCAGCATAGACATTTATGTCTACACAATCATTAAGACAGGATCGGCCACATTTACCGTGGCTGCTTCACAAACTAAATTCGCGTAATAGGGGGTTACAATGCCAAAGATTTCCGCAACTGGTAGCCTTTCGTCACGCGGCTTTGGTGAATTTGCTAAATCGCAAACAACTGGAAAATACATTGAAAATTATTTTTCAACATATTTGTACACAGGTAACGGTGCAGAGAACACGTTCAACACCGGTGTTGCTTTATCAGACACGTTATCTTGGACGACTATAAAATTTAGGCAAACAGCCACTTCTTTAGCAAGAAGTGTTGCTGTGGATTCCTCTGGGAATTTTTATGTTGGCGGAACTGCTTATGACGGGCAGAACTATATTCTAGTTGCAAAATTTAATTCAACTGGAACTTTGCAATGGCAGCGTAAAATTAGACAGAATGCTTCTAGTGCGGGTTTTGTTTCTTTTGATTCCTCTGGAAATGTTTATGTTGTTGGAACAGCAAATAATGGAACAGCTAATTATGCATCAATAGTAAAGTACGATTCATCAGGAACTATTCAATGGCAGCGTAAATTATCCCATGCTAGCACGCTTGCTTTTACGCCGGGCGGGATGTTTGTTGATTCGTCGTCTAACGTTTATGTGGGTGGAACGTATGGTAGTTCAACATACCAAGTTGTTGCAAAATATAATTCCTCTGGAGTTATTCAGTGGCAACGGCGTTTTTCTGTTGGGGCTGCTACAACAAACGGGTATGGGGTTGCTACAGACTCTTCAGGAAATGTTTATTTTGTTGGCGATAGTGCAGGGTTCACTATAAACAAGTACAATTCCTCTGGAGTTATTCAATGGCAAAGAGTTTTAGGCGCAACCGCATCCGGAAGAGCCGTTACAGTAGATTCTTCAAATAATATTTATGTTACTGGGCAAAACGCAGATAAGATACTTTTAGCAAAGTATAATGATTCTGGTGTCATTCAATGGCAAAGAACTTTGGTAGACGCAGTATCAGCATCTAATATTGGCACAGGCATAACAACAGATGCATCTGGAAATGTGTATTTGGTTGGGAGACTTGGTGACACATTAAGCGGTTACGCTTGTGTTGCAAAATATAATTCTTCTGGAGCTTTGCAGTGGCAAAGAAAAATTCGCCAAAGTGGTTCTTTTGGATACGGAATATCGGTTAATTCGTCCGGAACGCTTTTAATAGCATTGTTAGCAAACGATGGCGCTAACTACGGCGGCGTAATCAAAATGACAACTGACGGAGATCTTACGTCCGGAACAGCCTTTGTTACGATGGTGCCGGGAGCCGCTACTAGCGCGATAGGTACAGAGACAGAGGCAGCAAACACTGGAACCGATGCCGCAGGACCTGCTGTAGATGCTGCAGGAACAGCAACTGATTCTGCAGGAACGGCAACTTTTTCTTCTGCAACACAAAGTGCTGTTACTGGAACAGGTGGCCTTGTTTGGATTAAAGGCCGTAGCGGGGCAACGGACAACGCATTGTATGATACTGTACGGGGCGCAACAAACGATCTTGTTTCTAATTCAACAGCAGCGCAAACAACACAAGCAACAGGTTTAACTAGTTTTTTTGCTGATGGCTTTAGTATTGGCGCTTTAGCTAAGATAAATTCAAGTGCAGCTACATATGCATCATGGACATTTAGAAAGCAAAATAAGTTTTTTGATATAGTTACGTATACTGGCAACGGCGCTGGGTCGCGAACTATTAATCATAATTTGGGGTCTACACCCGGAATGATTATTATTAAAAGAACAGATGGAGTTACAGACTGGAATGTGTATCATCGTTCAATAGGAAATACAGGAGCAATTTTTTTAAATTCTACGGCAGTGACAAGCACATCATCTGTATATTGGTCTAATACATCTCCAACATCAACAAATTTTACCGTAGGGTCATTTAGTGGTGTTAATGCAAGCGGTGGGTCTTATGTAGCCTATTTATTTGCCCATGACGCAGGCGGTTTTGGCACTGATGAAACCGAAAATGTTATTAGTTGCGGAAGCTATACAGGGAACGGTAGTGCGACAGGACCCGTTATTACATTAGGATATGAACCGCAATTTGTGATGGTAAAAGCTACCAATGGTGTTTATAATTGGCTTATTGAAGATGTAATACGAAATATGAATTTATCATTGGGATCATATTTGAGTCCTAGTGCCACATCTGCAGAGGCAGCAATAAACCCAAGTGTTGTACCAAACGCTACTGGTTTCAGTATTAATACGACTAATTCCCAAGTTAATGCTAGCGGGACTACATATATTTATATGGCTATTAGACGCGGAAAAATGCAAACTCCTACAACAGGCACAAGCGTATTTTCTCCAATTGCATTCACTGGTGGCACAGCCAATAGATCATTGTCATATGGATTTCCAGTTGATGTGTGGATTGATCTTGAAAGAACAAATACCGCCCTAACTTCTTATGCGTGGCCGGTTTTTGATCGGCTATTAAGTATATCAAATTCATATTTTACAAGTAAATCAACCGCTTGGTCAGGTGGTTGGGGAACGTCTTATCTTACTATAGACAACAATACTGGCGTTGTTTTGGTAGACGGAACTGCATTCTTAAATGCTCCATCTAGTACTTATGTTGGATATGGATTTGCCCGCGCTAAAGGCTTTTTTGATGTTGTAAATTATGCTGGTTCTTCTGCGGCGGCAAATATATCGCACAATTTGGGTGTTGTTCCAGAACTGATAATCATAAAAAAATATAGCCCTGCTGCTGATTGGTGGGTTTATGCACAACCAGTTGGCAACACTAAGTATCTTGTAAGCAATACAACGGCTATACCTGTTACTACATCCACTGCTTGGAATAATACAAGCCCAACAAGTAGTGTTTTTTCTGTTGGCACAGCAACTCAAGTCAATGTATCCGGCGCTAGATATAGTGCATATTTATTTGCTACCTGCCCCGGCGTAAGCAAGGTTGGAAGTTATACTGGTACAGGAACAAACCAAACTATAAACTGTGGTTTTAGCGGCGGTGCTAGATTTGTAATGATTAAACGCACCGACACCACTGGTGATTGGTATTTGTTTGATACAGCACGCGGTATGGTGTTTTTGACAGACCCGTATTCATTTTGGAATGCGGCAAGTGTAGAAACGAACGCAAATAATGTTTACACTACGTCAACGGGCTTTGAATTAGTTAGTAATTTAGCAGGAACTAACGCAACCGGCGGTACTTACATTTTCTTAGCAATCGCCTAGCACTTGTTGGAGGGGGAAATGCCTTTTAGTTCTGAAAGCGGTAAGGCCGCTATCAAATGGGTAGTATCTAAACTACCAAAGACAGACCGTATGTTGGACATCGGCGCAGGGTGTGGAACCTATGCCAAAATGTTCAAAGCACAGCATTGGACTGGTGTAGAGGTTTGGGAGCCATATGTTGAAAAGTATGGCCTGAAAGACCTATACAATACACTTCTTGTCCAAGATGCCACAGAGATAAATTTTACTGAACATTATGATGTAGCATTTGCTGGTGATGTACTAGAACACATGTCATCAGAAGAGGCGGTCAAGCTTGTTAAAAAGCTAAAGAAATGCGCTGATACTGTCATCATTAGCATCCCTATTGGTCATTACCCGCAAGGACCGTATGAAGACAATCCATACGAAATCCACATAGTTGATAATTGGACACACGATGCTTTTGTTGAAGCCTTTGGCGCGCCAACATTCTGGCGGATTGACAATGAAATTGGCATCTACGTTTATAGCAAGTTTGCTATAAAGCTAAACATCGCTGTGTATGCTATAAGCAAGAATGAAGAGCAGTTCGTAGAACGGTTCGCAAAGGCTTGCAAAGATGCCGACCTTATCATGGTGGCCGACACGGGAAGTACAGACGGAACTGTGGAAGCCTGTCAGCGCCATGGCATTACCGTTCACAATATATGCATCACACCTTGGAGATTTGACCACGCCCGTAACGCGGCTGTGGCTCTCCTCCCTAGAAATATTGATGTATGCATCAGCCTTGACTTGGATGAACTATTGGAACCCGGATGGCGCAAAGAGATAGAGCGTGTCTGGAAGCCCGGTGAAACAACCCGCCTGCAATATCTATTCGATTGGGGCCACGGGATTAGGTTCGCCTATCAAAAAATCCATGCGCGCCATGGGTATTTCTGGCACCACCCGTGTCATGAGTACCCTGTATATGACAAGCGAATCACAGAAGTCTGGGCATATACCGATATGCTCTTGGTTAGCCATCATCCTGACCCGACCAAAAGCCGCGGGCAATACCTAGATCTTCTGGAACTATCGATTAAGGAAGACCCGCGCTGCCCGCGTAATGCTTTCTATTATGCCCGCGAATTGACGTTCTACAGTAAGTGGAATGAAGCCATTAAGGCCCTGCATCGTTATTTAGAGATGCCAGAGGCTGTATGGCCCAATGAACGCTGCTATGCCATGCGCTTATTGGGTAAGGCCTATGACCATGTTGGGAACGGATATGAAGCCGTTGCATGGTATCGCAGGGCCTGCGCAGAGGCTCCCAATACGCGCGAACCATGGTGTGATTTAGCTATGTGGCTTTATCGCAGACAGGAATGGGCGGAATGCTTTGGCGCGTCTATGAAGGCTTTATCAATCAAAGATAAGCAGCTGGTCTATACGTGCGATCCTACTGTCTGGGGGTACTGGGCGCATGATTTGGCCAGCATTTCTGCATGGCAGCTAGGCCTTCATGATGTTGCCCTAGAACAGGCGCAATTAGCGCTTCAGCATGAACCAGAAGACCTTCGATTGAAGGCTAATTTAGAGTATATTCAGCGCCACATTTCAGGAGAGGGGGAAGGTGGTATGGGCGATGGATTACCAGACGCTGTTTAATATAGCCATGGGCGGCATTGTTGCCGCTATGGGTTGGTTTGCGCGGGCGCTTTGGGACGCCGTTGCATCACTTAGGGATGACCTGCATACTTTGGAGCGGGACCTTCCGAAAACGTATTTGGCTAAAGATGAATTCAAAGAAGGAATTCGCGAAATAAAAGAAATTTTGGGGGAACTGTTTCGTAAGATTGATGCATTAAATGATAAAAAGGCAGACAAATGAAAATATCTAAAGATGGTTTAAACCTTATTAAGGAATTTGAAGGCGTCCGTTTGACGGCATATAAATGCCCTGCGGATGTCTGGACGATTGGAATTGGACATACTTCGGCTGCAGGCGCGCCAGAAGTAAAGCCGGGGATGAAAATCACCCTGCAAGAGGCCTACGACATATTAAACAGCGATCTTGGCCAGTATGAAGACGCGATCAATAAGCTTGTTAAGGTGCCACTAACGCAGAACCAGTTCGATGCTCTAGTCAGCTTTGTTTACAATGTCGGTGTTGGTGCGTTTCAAAAGTCTACGCTTCTTAAGAAGCTAAACGATGGCCAGTACAATGCTGTGCCGGGTGAATTGATGAAGTGGACTAAGGCTGGCGGCAAAGAGCTTCCGGGCTTGGTTCGCAGACGGCGTGCAGAAGCCGCCCTTTGGCGCGGTGTAGATGAAACAAGTTCTATTGGGGATGACGCCCGTGTTGAACCGGACCTCCCAAAGCCTGCTAAAACAATGGCGCAGTCTAAAGAGGGCAATGCAGCCCTTATCACGGCTGGCTTGGGTGGTGTTACGGCTGCTAAGGACGCTGTCGATACGATTAAGCAAGCTGGTGATAGCGTCGGCAGTCTTGTTAATATGCTTATGTCGCCGGGCTTTTTGCTGCCGCTCTTTATCGTTATCGCAGGTTTGGCGATCTGGTATTGGCGTCGCAAGCGCCTGCAAGAGGACGGTGTATGATACCTCCATTCCTGTTCACGCCACTTGGAAAGTACATCGCTATAGCCCTTGCTGTACTTGTCATTGGCGGCGGGATGTACTGGAAAATTCGATCAGATGGCGCGTCTGATGTCATTATCAAAGGCACAGCTGACGTTCTAAAGAGGACACAAGATGCGATTCGCGCTGGTAATTCCGTTGATACTACTGATGGCGGGCTGCGCAAGCCCGATGGCTACAACCGCGACTAATACAGCTGTCTGCGAAGTATGGATGCCTATTTCATGGTCCTTAAAGGATACGGACCAAACAATCAGGGAAGTGAAGGTTAATAACGCCCGTAGGGACGGGTGGTGCGGCAAACGCAAATAGATGCTAAAATAAGCCTATCGAAAGGGATAAATCGTGACAACAGGGTTATCATATAATGGGTCGGTCGCAGGGACAAACAGCTACGTAGAGCAGCTGGCCAATTTGGCTGTTGTTAAGCTTAACTTATCAGACCCTACTGATCCGTTCACGATCCTAATCCCGCAAGCTATTACGTATGCTGAAAACCGCATATATCGGGACTTGGATTTTCTATCTACAGTATCTGTAAATTCAACATATTCTGTTTCTGTAGCTAATAGAAACATTAACGTACCGGCAAGTGCTTTTGTAACTATTCAAGATGTTAATTTAATTTTGCCAGCAAATACGCCGACTCCAGATTCGGGTACACGCCAACCGCTGCTGCCAACAACAAAAGAATACCTTAACAACGTATACCCAAGCGCTGCTGGTTTAGCCCCTCCTGCTTACTTTGCCATGATTGATCAAAACAAAATGATTGTTGGTCCTTGGCCTGACAACACATATACAGTGGAAATAGTTGGCACAATTCGCCCAGATAGCCTTTCAGCAACAAATACAACAACTTTTATTAGCTTGTATTTGCCGGATCTGTTTTTGATGGCATCTATGATATTTGTGTCTGGTTACCAGCGCAACTTTGGCCGTCAGTCTGATGACCCAGCAATGGCGCAATCATACGAAAGCCAATATAAAACGCTTATGACTGGCGCGACGATGGAAGAAATGCGGAAGAAATTTCAATCTTCTGCTTGGTCTTCTATGTCTCTTCCTGTTGTTGCAACGCCAACACGGTGAAGTAAATGCCACACGCATCACTTAAGCTAGTTCCGGGTGTAGACCAAAACAAAACGCCCGCTTTGAATGAAGCTGCAATTTCTTCCACAAACCTTGTCCGTTTTGTTCCTGATCGAAATGGTTTAGGCCTTGTTCAAAAGCTTGGCGGATGGACACGGTTCTACAGTAGCCCCATGACATCTAAAGTAAGGTGCTTGTGGGCGTGGCAAACGCTTAATGACATCAGCTACCTTGGTGTTGGGGCGGAAGAGAGCCTTAACACAATTAGTGAAGGTTCTCTTAGGACAATTACGCCACAATATTATGTTGTAAATCCACCAGTTGATTTTTCGACAACTGCTGGAAGTGCCGTTGTAACTATTACAGATACCAATAGTAATATTGATAACTACGATGCTGTATGGATTAGCACACAAGTTACTATTGGCGGCTTACGCTTACAGGGCCTTTATCAATGCTCTTCGCTAAGTTCCGGCACGTATTCAATTGTTGCCAGAGATGTTCTTGGATACGAACAACAGGCTACATCAACCGTTTCTAACAGCGGCAACATACCGTCTTTTACAACGGCATCAGGATCGGCACAGGTCACTGTAGATTTTACGGATCATTTATATTCAGAAGGTGATACGTTTACACTTTTAGTCCCAATTGACATTGGTGGCATTTCCCTTTTTGGAAATTACGTTATTGCGGATGTAACGACAGCTAATCAGTTTATTATTAATGCAAGTAATACGGCCTCTTCAACCCAAACACTTGCGCTAAATAACGGTCTTGCCCGTTTTACATATTATAATGGTGTTGGCCCTTTACCTGCCGGTTCTGGATATGGGATTGGTGGATATGGAGAAAACGGATACGGAACGGGTATCCCGCCAACGGCATTTAGACAAATGGTTACAATTGGTGCTAAAGGCGATGGCACAACGGCAACAATTAGCCATAGCACAAATACAAAACTATCCGCAGGCACAACATTAACAGTTTCCGGTGTTACGCCAGCGGGGTATAACACGGGCGCGCCAGTCGCAATTACAGGATCTACTTCAAACTTATTTTACGTAACTAACGTTGTTGGAAGTGGGTCAACTGTAACAGTTACACATAGCGGAAGTTCTGCAATTGAAGTTGGAACTGTCTTTACATTGTCGGGGGTAAACCCTGCTGCATATAACGGCACTTGGACAGTTACTAATTCAACAACAACAACAGTTGAGTTTTCATCCGCTACAACAACAGCTTATGTGTCTGGTGGTCTGGTTGCGTCAAATACTATTTCATACCTTAATGCGACAACGGGCGCACAAACTGTTGCTGGCCTTATTACCCTTAATCAAATTCCGACCCTAACATGCACTGATTGGACGTTGGATAATTGGGGCGAATTCCTGATTTCTTGCCCCAATAACGTTAGCACTGATCCCGGCCAGCCAGATGATTATCTTACAGGCGGTGGGATATATTATTATCAGCCAGATGCTGGGACGCCTGTTGCTACAATCATCCCAACAGCGCCACCAGTTAATCGTGGTATGTTTGTCTCTATGCCGCAACGCCAAATTGTTGCTTGGGGATCAACGTTTAATGGAATTATTGACCCACTTTTAATTCGCTGGACAGATGTTGGCGATTTTAATGTTTGGGCTGGAACTGTAACTAATCAAGCAGGTTCATATAGAATTCCAAAAGGTTCAAAGGTTGTCGGATGCATTCAAGGCCCGCAACAAGGCCTTGTTTGGACGGATCTTGCTATATGGGCCATGCAGTACATTGGGCCTCCCTACGTTTATTCGTTTAACGAAATTGGAACTGGTTGCGGACTAATAGCGCCAAAAGCTTCAACTTCCATGAACGGCGTGGTTTATTGGATGTCGCAATCGCAATTCTTCCGCCTTGCTGGTGGCGGCGTAGAGCCAATACCTTGCCCAATTTGGGATGTTATCTTCCAAGATCTTGACACAAATAATCTTGATAAGATCCGTATCGCTCCAAATTCCCGCTTTGGAGAAGTAACTTGGTACTATCCAACTGTTGGTAATGGCGGTGAAGTTAGTCATTACGCAAAATACAACGTTTACATGAACCAGTGGGACTTCGGCGCGATTGGTAGAACAGCGTGGATTAACCAATCCGTGTTTGGCCCTCCAATTGGCGCGACACCTGATAACATTATTGTGCAGCATGAAACATCAACCGATGCTGACGGTCAGGCTATGAACTCTTTCTTCCAGACCGGCTATTTCCAGTTAAATGATGGTGATGTGCTAACCTTTGTTGACCAATTCTGGCCAGATGCAAAGTGGGGTTATTATGGCGGGGTACAGAACGCAAACCTACTTTTGACATTTTATGTGACACAATATGCCGGTGACACACCTATTGCGTATGGGCCGTTCACTTTGACTGAAGCAACAGAATATGTGACACCACGGCTTCGTGGTCGTTTAGTAAGTATAAAGATTGAAAGCAATGATGTTGGAACTTTTTGGCGTCTTGGAAACATGCGTTATCGCTGGCAGCCGGATGGGAAATTCTAATGGCTAGTTTAGATGACATCTTAACAACACAGAAAAACGGCGTTGTTGCTATTAATGCGCTGAACAACATTACGCTTGGTTCGGCAGGTACTGTCACTTCCGCTACAGTTACATCAACAACTCTTGTATTTGTTGGGGCTGGTCGCCTTGTAAATGTTTCCGTTGTGGTCAATGGATCAGCAGACGGATTTATTCATAATGCGTCTACGACAGGCGGCATTACGGCATCAAATGCTTTGTGCGCTACGCCATCTGCAGCTGTTGGTGTCTATCCTTGCGGACAAGTGTTTACCAATGGTCTTGTGATCGATCCGGGTGCCGGACAGTCAATCAATGTAACGTATTCAAGCGGGTGATCTATGCCTCTTAAAAAGGGTTCTTCACAGAAGACCGTATCGACAAACATCCGCGAACTTGTTCATTCGGGTAAGCCGCAAAAACAAGCGGTTGCTATTGCTCTTGATGTGGCGCGTCGGTCCAATAAAGCCGTAGGTGGGGAACTAACGCCTGTTGTCAATCCAACCGTTTACAATGCACAGTTGCTTTCAACCCTTTCTGGCAAGCCTGTAGCGGCAGGCGATGGGAAGTCAGAAAAAGCACCTGATGGTGAAGCACAGGCAGGCACAACCGCATCACCAATCATGCAAAAAATGGCTGAAAATTTGGGCGGCGGTGGTGGTGGTGGGGACGGGGGCGGCGGCGGTTCCAATTTTGGAGGGTCCGATGCCAGTGGCACAGCCGGTGGCGTCAATGGCTCTGATTATGGCGGCGGTTCTGGTAATAACCCCGGCAGCGAAGGCGGCTCTCCTGCAACCCTTGCAGAAGGCGGCGCAGCGCCCTTCTTTGGCGGTGGAACGGGCACTACTACCAAGGTCCACGTAGGGCCCATCCACAGCCCCGTAGCAGGCCGTACAGACCATCTGCCTATGCATGTTCCTTCAGGGTCCTATGTGATCCCTGCCGATATCATTTCGGCCATGGGGGAAGGCAATACGATGGCTGGGTTTAAGGTGGCCAATACAATCTTTAGCCGTATCCCCGGAATGACTGGCGCGCCCGGTATGCAGGCTATCCCGACGAAGGGTAGCACACCCGGTATGGATGCCGAATTAGGCATCCCCGGCAAAGCAAGGGGTGGCACTATTGAAGATGCTGTACCCATCGTTGCGGCTGGTGGGGAGTATGTAATTTCGCCGGGCGATGTTCGTCGTATTGGCGAAGGAGACTTAGACAGGGGGCATCAGGAGCTTGATCTATTTGTTAAGGCGATGCGCGCCAAGACAATCAAGACCCTGCAAAAGCTCCCCGGTCCAAAGCGTGATTAACGAAGGGGGACTACATGACAGAAGATCTGCAAATCCGGATTGGAACGCCGGATGATCTGGATGAAGTGATGGACGCAGCGCAGTCAGCGATTGCCGAAATTGGCCTTGTACATCCAGACCCACGAAAAGTTCTTGAAGACGTTTGGCCAGCCTTAAATCAACAGGCTGGTATTGTTGGTATTATTCAAAAGCCCGGCGGTCCTGTAGAGGGCGGTGTCCTTTTAAGAATGGGTAAAATGTGGTATTCAAATCAAGATGTACTTGAAGAACGCTGCGTTTTTATCAAGCCAGAGTTCAGGAACGCTAAAGGCGGTCGTGCGCGCAAGCTTGTTGAATTCTCCAAAAGCGTTGCTGAATCGCTGGGTGTACC